ATTCATTTGATGAAGAAACTATACCTTTAAATTCTTCTTCATCCGATCCTTCTAATACTACTTGGAATGGTCCTTCTCCTAGGATAGCTCCCCATTCATCTTTATGTAACTCTTTATAGTTTTCTATATCCTTTTTAGTATCAGATATAAACCCATGTGGAGTTACTACAATTTTACCAGTAGTAGTAACACCTGAAATATGGTTCTTTTCAACGGCTACTTTTACTTTCTTAGCCCATTCTACTTTTTTACCATCTTTTACAGCATTAACTTTTAAAGTTCCAGCATTTGAGATATTACCAAAGGTTACAATCAAAGTTGAATCAAAGAACATTGTATTTCCACCTTTATTTTTCATAATAGGAGGTGACATTGGTCCAATTGGTTTTTCAACCCAAATCTTATTAATTGCTACTAAGGAGTTAGTATAGGGATAAGATTCTTTACGTGATAATAGAATTTCCTGGTTGATAAAATTACCGAATTGAGTAGACATTGCACCAGCATTCCATTCGTTATTGTTTTTAGCTTTTTCAACAGACATTTGACACGGCACAGATCCAATTGAATCCCATAAAAATACCATATCCATCGGTAAATTACCTTTTCGCTGTTCATCCATTAGATCTGCCATGAATCCCGCGACGGCTTCAACAGTACCTAATTGACCTCTATCAGCATAAATAAAATTACCATCTACGCTTGTAACTTGACCATTTTCATCTTTTTCCAATTCAACTTCTAGACCCATCATCATAGCATGTTCCCAAGACCATTTCATCTCTGTAACAATAAAAACAGGTAGTATCCCCATTTTTTGAGCATTAACAGCTACTTCTAATAAGGCAGTTGTTTTACCTGAATCTGAGTGTCCACGTAGTAAAGTAATGTGACCATGAGGAATACCAGGTAATGATACCATCTCTTGCCAAGCAGGAGATAATGGTATCCATTCCTGTTCTTTAAAGGTGTTGTTTGAAGTTCCTAAGCCTTTAGCAGCTTTGAACTTGTCAAGGGAGAATGTTCCCTTAACAGACTTGGAGATATCGCCTCCAAGGCTTGCTTTCTTTCTTGCCATAAAAATTAATCTTTAAATAAATCGTCGAAATCGTTATCGCTTACTGTCTCTTTTGTTTTGACATTAAGTGTATAACCTGTATCTTTGCTTTTACTTCCAAAATCTGTAGCAGGACCATCTAAAATACTTCCTTCATCAGATGTTTCTTCTGGGTTTAACCATTCCTGAAGTGCTGTTTTCATTTCATCATAAGAATATTTCTTATAATATTTTAACAATTCTGGTTGTTCAGCTAACCATTTTTCAATCGAAGTATTATCATCTGATAATGGTGATTGTTTTGGTTTAACTCGAAGTGATGTTTGTGGATAAGGATTACCTTGAACTACTTCTACTGTCATATCTAAACCAGATACAACGTCTGTAAAGTCACCATAATCTTCATCTGCAGCATAGCTAAGTAATTCTTGATATACTTGTTTTCCAAATTCCCAAAAACGTACACCTCTATTTTCTTCACCTCTAACTACAACGGGAGCAAATACTCTCATTTTAGGTTCTAACTTTTTAGCTAAACGCCAATTTTCAGGTTCAGATGTTTTACGTAATTCTTTTGAGAATTCTACAATAGGATCTTTTTCACCATAATTAATAGGTGAAATCATCGTTCTAGTTCCAATTCCATAGTGAAAAAATACTTCACTAAATGGGTTATCTTTGTTTTCCTTAAAGGGTACAAATCTAATTTGTGATTTGCCCATAGGAGCTTTCCAAAAATACTGACTTCTGTCAAATTTTTGGTCTGATTTTTGGCCTTGTGGGGCCTGTAGTTTTTCTAACTTGCTTGAGATTAAATCTAAATTCATTTTTTATAACTTTTTTTATGTAACTTAATTAATATAATAACCCTCTATTAGGTAACCAAACTAGAAATTAATTATTTCGTGTACTTTGGTATCTAATTTTTTTAACTCGCCACTGGTTGTAAGTAAAATACAGTTGCGGTAATCTTGCCAATTTACTCTAAAACTTTTATCTAATTTACCTTCGTTTAATGAACGAATCAAATCATTAAGTGCATTAATCGTATATAAAGTATTGGATTCTTTTTTTCTATGCAGAAGTATAGTATTCTCTAATATGGAATCTGCCATATTAAATGAATCTACATTATAGGTACACACATATTCCTTAGTTGATTCTACGTATAAAACAAATATCTTGTTAAACAAAATTTGATATTGTTCTTTTATAGTAGCTAGGGTGGAATCTAGTTGCTCTTCAGCCGTAAATGTGCAAAATAGTTTGTTTGCCAAATCGTCAAAATTTATATCGTAATCCATAATAAATATTAAATTTCTTTTAAGGAATTATAATTAGGGCCATACGCAACCTTAATAACATAACCATTTATTTCTAATAATTTTTTAATTTCTTTTAGTACTTCCTTTCCATCTTCAACTGCATAATCGATTAAGAACGAATCGTATGTGTATAATATAACTTTACTTTGTTTATTCTCCAAATATTCTATGACTTGTTTTACAGAAATTACATTATTGTGCGTTTCTGCTGACTGAATCACATAATTTAGAATTTTGTTTGGTGTTGGGTTTTGTATTTGTTCTTTATCCAATATTTTTCCTCCAACTAATTCTAATTTTCCTGTAGCATTAAATAAAGCCCATAGCTTATCTATATATTCATTCATTGCTTTAAAAAAAGGTATTTCTTTATATTCTTTAAATACACCTCCATATAATTGTTTAAAGGTAAGTTCTTTAGATTTAACATATTCTTCAGGAGTTAACTTATCTTTATTAAAATACATACATCCTAATTGAGTATGCACAGAGCCCCTGTCTAATGGAAAATCAATTAGTTTAGCCATGATTCTTACGTGATAAGCATCGTAATCGAATTCAAAAAACATATTATTTTTAGGGATAAATGCAGTTCTTGAACCATCATTTTTATTTAAAGCAGCGAAGTTAACGCCATTATATGAATTTGTGGGGCGAGTGGTGAGGTTATATAAATTATACTTAGAATACACTGTATCATCGTGATAAAACCATGATTTTTCATGGTATTTAAAATGCTTATCAAAGTAATCAGGGTGTACTTTTAACCCTTGTTCTTCAATGGATTTAAATACTCTAGGGAAAATATCATTATAAAATTCATTTATTTGTTTTGGGATTGTTCCTTTAATCTCTTCAAATATTTTTTCTTCCGTCTCATAAATTTTTGAGATCGGTACCAACGAATTGCAAAATGATAAGTGTGCATGCTTATCAAAAGTACGGGACCTAATAAGAGAATGCTCCATGTTAGTATCATCATAACCTATATCTATTAATTTTGGTGAATCGAAGTGATATAAACACTCCTTTTTATTTACAGTGTATATTTTTTCATATTTAGATTCTATCCATTCTATAACTTTATTTAAAGGTAATTTAAATGCTTCTGAATGGTTAATAGGAAAAATATAACCTTTACTCTCAAATGTTTTAAAGTATACAAGGCAAGGTGAAGTCAAAGCAGAATGGTATTCATCATTCATTGGAATGATTCGTATATAGCAGTCTGTTCCGTTACAATACAGCCTATTTAGCTGCTCTTCTGTTTCGACAATATAATACATAACCTTTTATTCATAACTAATATAAATCCTTTAATCGATTAGGCCTTAAATTTCTTGTTTCTCCTCTAGGCCTTAAACCAGTATTCGAATTATTATCCCTAAATGTACGACTAGGAGTAGGGGTTTCCACAGGAGCTTTATAAAATTGATCTAAATTTCTTAAATAAGATCTAATACCTCTAAAGTCCCTATTAGCTGTATCAACTATTTTCTTATTTGTACTTTTTATTTGTGATTCTGTACCTGATATTCTCCAAGTAATTTGAAATACTCTCCAAATAGCATAATTATATTTTCCATCTTTACTAGATAAACTATTATAAGCGGATCTAGAAATTTCTTTTACACGTTGTGGTTTTTCTGTAATACGTTTAGCAAAATATCTATTAATACTACCTCTTCTATAGTCTTGAGATGAGGGAGATGGTGTAAAACTTTCAGGATCTTTACCATATTTTAATAAAGCACTATTTTTAGTATTAATTTCTGAGTAAGAATTATTTTGAGGGGTATTAATAACTTGAGTTGTTGATTGTTGTTTAGTAGGATTTGGTATTATTTCCTTTTTATTAGGATCATATTGATCAACTCCAGTAAAAGTTTTACCATCAAAATTTTGATGATAAGAGCCTCTATAGGGTTTTTTAGTATCAGCATCAACAAATTCACTTCCTACAGCTCTTAACCCGGGGTTTATTAGTTTTTTAGGTATGTAAGTCATCTATGTTGATTTATCTGGTCTAATTATTGTTTGTCCTCTTAGAGTTGTTTTCCATTGATTATTATCAAATGTATGATTTATAGAAAATACTATAAAAGCTACTCTATCTTTATATCTTTCAGGTAATCTATTATTAGGTAATAAAAAAGCATTATAAGGTAAAATACCAGACATACCGTCTATAGTTATACTCATTTCTAAAGGAATTAAAATTCCTCCTGTAAATTTACCCCTTTCAACATTACAATTTTGATTTTTTAATTTTTGTTGTAAAGTAGAATATAAATTAGTTAAAGAAGCACCAATCCCTTTTCCAATAGGCTCAGTACTAGCCATAGTATAACTTTTATAGAATTGGTCATATAGGTTTTGAAGTAATCTTAATTCATTTTTTTCGTTTACAATTCGTTCTTTTTTTTCATCACTTGTTTCTTCACTTGCTACTACTACTTCTTTATCGGGGGGTTCTATTATTCCAGTAAATCTATCAGATACTTTGTCATTTAATTTAAAATAAGTTAAAACATCTTCAGGAAAATCTTTAATTTTTTTACTTTGAGCTTGGGAGGCAATTACTATTTGGCTAGCTAAATTTTTACTAATTTTAGAAGAGTATGAATAATCATAAGCTATAGATTCTTTACCAAAAGGAGGAATTGTTATGTAATCTTTTTTTTCATCAATTTCAGGGATATAATTTTCATCTATTACTCTTAAAACCAATCCACAGTCATTAGAAACAATTTTAAAATTATTATTTTTACCTAAAGCTATATTAATTCCATTTAATATTTTTTCTAAATATTCTCTAAGCATAACTTCCTTATCTTTATTACTTTCTTGTATAGAAATTAAGGTGTTATAGGCAAAATCTATATTAACTAATATATTAAATAATCTACCACTATTAAAAGGAGTACCTCCAGAAAAACTATTTTTAATTGATGTTGAAGTTTTATCTAGCTCTTTATTAATTATAAAGTTTCTTTCTAAGTTAGAAGGTTTATTTTTTTGAAAAGGATATATTTCTGGTTTTTCAATATTTAAAGGAGATAAAAACTTTTTTAATGTTACTGGTGGGTTTTTTTGAAAAGGAACTAAACACACAGAAGGATCTACGGATGCTTCTATCATACCTGTTCTAATATGAGTATTTTTAGGGTGATAATCAAGATATACAGCTGGTTGTTTTCCTTCAGTATCAACAAATACTCCTAAATGTTGAACTAAACAAAATAAATGCCCTAAAGTAATATAAGAAGATTGTTGGGTTTCTTTCCACCAAAAATAACCTGTTTCGTCATATTTTAAACTAGAAACATATCCTGTATAAAAAATATTATCTAGATCTTTCAAACCATCTTTCTTATTATAACTAATAAGTTGATGGGCATTTCCTTTTTTTTGAAAGTTATTTTGAGAAGGAGAAGTTGATTCATTAAAAATAGGACCTGTGTAATTACATCCAGTATAAATTTTATTTAAAGTATCTCCATAAGAAATTTTATCTTCATTTTGTGTTTCAAAAAAATTTTCTGGGTTTATATGAAGTAATTCTTTCTCTCCAGGCTTAAGTACAGAAGTTAAAGTAGTTTTTATTGCTTGAAGGGCATTTGCAAGAGCTGAAGGGTTTTTATCGGGAGATTCGTTATCTTTAGTAGTATCTTTGTCTTTTCCTCTATTGTTAGATAAACGGAGAGAATCAGCCATTGCACCTGCTCCCATAACTTTAATTTTACAAGTATAGGATCCATCAGAATTTGCATTATAATCAAAATTATAAACTCTACCTATTAGGGCTTCATAGTTTCCTTCTTTTGTTTCTTTTTTTGCATTTACTTTTTGTTGTAAATCAATAGCACCTTTAAAGTTTTGACTAAAGTCGTCTGAAAAGAAGTTAATAGGGTTAGTATCTGTAGAAGTATCAATTGAATCGTTTACTATATATGGTTTATGCCCCCATTCTATAAAAACATGAACTCCTAAGCTCATATATAATTTACTTAATGTTTCTAGTTGATTAAGATCATATGCAATAAATTCAACTTCACCTTGTAATAAAGTTTGCCATCTACCACCAGTACCTATACTTAAAGAAGTAATACCAGGAGTTGGTTTAAAACCTAATGGTCCATTTTCATAACTACTTTTAAATCCTCCTCTTTTTGATTGTATACTACCTTGTAAAACATTTTTTTTAGCTAAATCATCCTTCTCATCAATTAAGGCCCCAGA